AATAAAATATTATTTTGTTATTTTTATTGTTTGAAGAGGGAAAGGCTGACGGAAAACCGTAGGTTTGCCGTGTTGCAAAATAATAATTAATAAAATATTATTTTGTTATTTTTATTGTTTGAAGAGGGAAAGGCTGACGGAAAACCGTAGGTTTGCCGTGTTGCAAAATAATAATTGATTGAATATTATTTTGCTATTTTTTTGTGTGATAAGGGAAAGGCATACGGAAAACCGTAGGTTTGCCGTGCCGAAGGCGGATTTGATTATTGTTTTATAATAAAATGTTGCAAAATAAAATTGATTGAATATTATTTTGTTATTTTTATTATTTGATGAGGGAAAGTCTGTCGGACGAAAAAAAAACAAATTATCTTCGAACAACATAATACATACATTCTTCTACTTCGCCATTTTCTTTAATAATTGGCGTTAATGTTGTTGGATAACCTGCCTTTTCTTTTGCTGTTGTTCCTCCTTCCGTCGGCACTCCGTATTTTATTGCATTTGCAACACCCATTCCATAAATTGGTATCATCGAAGTTGCTGTTGTATTAATTGCATTCACTTTATTTCTCAAAACAACTTGACTTGAATGAACTGCTCCTTGTGTTGCAAAAGGAGTATTATTTGGTTTGTAGGTAGGTTGATATGTTTCATTTGGATTATTAGGACATTGAAAGGTTCTATTGTTCGTTTGATTATTTTCATAATCCATTGTTCTTGCGTGTAAATATTCCTTTCTATCCAAATAATATTGTTTTTGGTTCAACTGATTGAATTTTGGACGATACATTCCTGCACTCCTAACTCTTCGCAATGCATTTTGTTCTTGTGTTTGACAATTGGATGCACTATTTGTTATTGAACCTCCTCCAAAATATTGATTATTTGATTTGCAAAGTTTCATATTGTAATCCAAATTTACTCCAAAATTAGGACAATTGTCTGTTGGGTCTGCAAAATAAACTCCATTCGGTTGATTAATAATGTCAATTTTTACAGATGTTCTTGGATTGCTAACAATTCCACTTGTTTCCCTTCGATAATGTTTTAATGGCAATGCCTTGAATAATTGTTTATTACTAACAATAGTTCGTGTGTTATTATTTTGTATTGATGATATTCTTTGTGTTTTTGTTCCATCTTTCTCTTGGTTATACAACGCAGATGAATATTGTGTAAATGCGTGATTATAATGATGTTCAAACATTTTTATACTATGATATTATATATTTAATTATGACAACGTTTGTAAAAAATATTTCATTAAAGTTGCAAAAAATAGGTTCATTGTTTGTCAAAGGAAATACCAAAAGTATTGTTTTATTTAGTATTTTTCTGTTTTTCTTTTGGATTTTAGCATTGAATGTATTGCGTTATTATGGATTTTCATTTGCAACATTTGAAGGTCTTGAAACAGCAACCGCAAAAAAAAATGAAATTGTCATTGATGGAAAAACTTATGTTCTTAAAGATGACAAAAAAAAGACAACAGACAATCAAAATGATGATAGCGAACCCGACGGAACAACCAAAATGGATGAAACCGATGTTATGACAGACGAAGCAAATAATAATGAAGAAAATGCAGTTGAAGATACATAATCGTTATGTCCATTCCCCATAATTATTGTTATTGAAATCAATAACAATAATTTTTGCAACATTATCTCAAAAAACAAAAAACAAAAAACAATTAATTTTATGAAAACCAAACCGAACTAAATTATTGCAAACAAATAATAAAAACAACTAAAAACAAAATAAAATTGCAAAATATATATGAACGACGAAAATAACATAAATGAAAATGATATTGAATTTGCGACGGAAACCAATCCACTTTATGAAATGCAAAAAAAAATCGATATTTTATATCAAAAATACAATGAATTTCCTGAAATGCAACAAAAAATGCACATTCATATTTGCAATAATTTAGAACTTCTTTTAGAAAAACAAAAAAAAATCATTGAACAAAAGAATGTCAAAAAACAATTTTTGCAAATGTTGCAAAATGAATGTTATAGTGATTTTGTTTGTGATGGTTGTCCCTATTATTACTTTGGTTCAACTCCCATTGTGTTCGATGGTTGTTGTTTTATGGTTGGTGATTCGTTCAGTGAGGCAAATACGATTTATTCGAAAATTAATTTTTTCTTAAGTTCAAAAGAAATTTACAAAAAAAATTTCAAAAAATTAAGAAAACATCTTTTAAAACAAATTCAAAAACGGCAAATAATTCATTGCAAATTTGATATTGATGAATTTGATTTAACTGCCATTGTGCCAACTTTGTTTAAAAATAATCAAAGTGCCATTTATTTTCTAACAATAATTGGTGATATTTTGAAGGGAAAAAATACAAGTGTTTTTTACATTCATCCAAATGCAAAACCTTTGATTGAAAAATGGAATGAAATTTGCCAACAATATTTTGCAAAATCAATTCTTTCTTGTTTTCGCACAAAATATATTGATGTTGAATTTGAATTATGCCGATGTTTAACGGGTTTTCAATTGCAAAACACTGAAACAATACAATTTTCTGTTGCAGATATTATTCATTTCTTGTGTATTTCTTGTGTATTAAGTGATAAATATGAAAATGCAGATAATTATTTGCAAAATTATACCGAAGAACAATTCATTACAAAAAATATTTTCTATTTTAAAGACCATAAAAATACAAAAAATATTGTAATAGATTTTTTGAGAAACGAAGTGGAATATGTTGCAAATAAAAATGTCAAACCGATTGACAATAAAACACTTTATTATTCATTTTGTTTGTATTTGGAAACAAAAAACATACCCAATATATTTTCTGCAACATTTATTCAAAACTTTTTTGAAAATACCATATTGGAATTGTTTCCCGATTTAACTATTGCCAAGGATATCAATGGAGCAATAAGTTATTTCAATATTATTTGCAAAAAATTACCTATTGATGAATAATGGGGGGAGGAGAAACGGACATTAAGACAAACAGACAGACTTTTTTAACTTATTTGAAATGATGATTTGAATAGTGAAACAAATTATATTTTGTAATATAATTTGTATTTTGTTATAGTTGCAAAAATAATATTTGCTATTTGGTTGTTGCATTATTTTGTTGTTGTGTTGTGTTATTTTGTTCCTTTCAATCCTTTTTCCAATTCACTTGGTGCTGGAGTTCTTTCATCTAAATTGAGTGATTTTAATCCTCCTGTTAAATTTCCATATTCATCTATTCCTTGTGTTAATTTTGTGTTATTCTTTTCGGCATTTTTAATATTTTCTTCAATTGCCTTTTGTTTTGCTTCCAACACTCTTTTATCAAACATCTGTTTTGCCTTGAGTTCATTTTCTGTTTTCTTCTTGAACAATTCATTGATTTGTTCATCGGCATATTCAATCTTGCCTTTTTTGTATGGGTCATATGCAATAAATTGTCCCACTGGAATTGTTTCAAGGTCAAATCTATTGTCTATTTCCAATAATTTTTTTGCTTCTTTGTCCTTTTCCTCCTCAGTTGCATAACAACCACTAATCTTAAATGCCGAAACGGATGTTCGAAATTCATTTTGTGCATCAAATTCTTTGTTATACTGTTCTCCATAATTTTCCAAAAAATCATTAAAATCCGCACTAATATCGTCATTTGTAAATGTGCTTAATTCGTTCTTAATAAAATCCTGATATTCTTCCAATACTTCATTATAGTCTAATTTGTAATTGTAAGATATAAATTGCAAAAAACCCTCAAATTTGTCCATTGATTTTTTCATACTCCATTTTTCCACAAATTTATGAAACAAATAAATTTCTCTTTTAGGCAAAATAGTTCTTGGATTTATAAATGCTACCAATGCATATTGTTGCAATGGATTAATTGGGTCTCTAATTTCTGTAATATTTGAATTGTAAGATTTTGTTTGGTGTTTCAGTTTTTCAACAGTTCTTTGTTGTGCCTCTTCTTCCTTTTTTCTTATCTTCTCAAGTTGCAAAAAATAGTCTCCCTTAACTTCTTTTGATGTTGAAGTCGATGATGCAGTTGATGATGATATTTTTTTACTCATTTCGTCTAATGATAATATTTTGCAACATTATAAATTTTGGAATTTTACCCATATTGAAGGTTATGGTGAATGATGGTTGCAAAAAAATATATTGCAACATTATATAATATGGATTTTCAAGAAATCATCAAGAGAACAATTAAATATTTGATTGAAGGTTTAGCAGTTGCAATTGTTGCAATGTTGATACCTAAAAAACCGCTAAATGTTGAGGAAATTATTATTCTTGCTTTGACTGCGTCTGCATCCTTTAGCATTTTAGATTATTTTATACCTGCGATGGGTGATTCGATGAGAAATGGTGCTGGTTTAGGTTTAGGATTTAATTTGGTTGGGTTTGGTATTTAATTAATTTATAATTTGTTGTAATTTGGTTGCAAATAATATTATGTTTTGGTAATATTATTTTGGATTTTGGATTTCAATTATGTTATGTTGTCATAATTGCCTTTAATATTTTAAATTTTTCATTAATGTTTTCTGAATCTAATGTTCGTTGGTGTTTATTATTTCTGCATCATTTATAATTAATGGTGGTTGTTCATCTGCAAGTGAAAAATTTGTTTTTTGTTCAGATGGAACAAAATTGGATGGTGCATAATATTTTTTATTTTTAACATTCATATAATGAAAATTATTTATTCCAATGTTTTCATTAAATATTTCATTGCTTTTTTCTGTTGGCATTTGAATATTGTTATTGGTATCCAATGAATTTTGCAAAATATTATTGTTTGTGGGATTTTGTTGCAAATTTATTGTTTTCATTAAGGGTGGCAAAAATTCATCAAAATTGTTGTTGTCATTGTTGTTGTTATTGTTGTCATTTTTTGGTTCAACATCGTCCAATAACAATGTTTTAATATTTATTTTGCTACGAATTTCTTGCAAACATTTTTTAATACCATCTTCCATCGAATACATATTCTCAAACAAATATTTGGACACAAATGCTGGAGTTATTATGCGTTCAGGAAGTTCCTTTATTTTTTGCAAATAATAATTATTAATTTTGTCATCATAAAAATATTCAATCATTTCGATAATGGTTTTATGTGTGCAACAACCGAAATTTGCAATAACATCAATTCTTCCGGGCCTTATTAATGCTTCATCTAAAATATCAGGATGGTTTGCAGTCATTATAATAATTCGACTCGGCGTCTCCTTTATTCCATCCATCAAATTTAGCAAAAATGATAAATCCAACTTCTTTTCGACATTAACTTCTTTAATTGCATTGGCATTATTTGCATTCTTTACATTTTCCAATTCAATATATTCCTTGCTGTTTTTAATTTTTCGTTCAAGAACCAAATCACTTTGACAATCAATGTCTTCGAAAACATAAATTCGGTTTGCCAATGGAATTATTAAATTTTCCATTTTGCCACTCACAACATCAAACACATTTAAAACCTCATTGAAAAATAAATTTTCCATTTGTTGTTTGGTAATTGTGTTGTTGAAGTTAATATTTATAATATGTCTTTGTGTTTCATTTGCAAGACATTTAATAACGGAAGTTTTTCCTGTTCCGGGGTTGCCTGACAATAATAATCCAAGTGTATAAGGAATGCCTTTTTCATCATACCATTTTTTGTTTTTTATGAAAAATTCCACTCTCTTTTTGATTACATCAATTTCCTCTCCAAACAAATTCATAAATTTGCGATTTGTTTCAAATGGTTTCATTGTAAATGCCAAATATGGGGGATATGATGAATAATCCTTCACTGGTTTTCCAGAATAATCTAATTTTTGCGATGATTGATTGTTTGAATACACATCTGTCATATTAAAATAAAATGGTTTGTCGCCCAATTTGTTTTTCATTTTAATACAATATTCCTTTTCAATATCATCCAAAAATGTCCTTAATTCTTTTACATTTTTTGTGAAAGAATACAGTTCCAACACAACCACATCTCTTCCTGTATCGCCCTGTTGTGTCTCTGTCACAATAACTTCTGTTTTCTTTTCCACAAAAATACCTTCCACCAATTCTACTGCATCTTTTTGATTGATAATGTTAATCCTTGAAAAATTCAAAATATGTTTTGTGTTGGGATTATTAGTAATATAATCGAGAAATGCGTGTCCCTTTTGATTTTCATTATTCTTGTATTGAATATGCAAAGTTATTGTTGCCGATTTTTTCTTTTCAACATTGTTTTGAATAACATTTTCGATAATTGAATCCTTCTTTTTATCAACATAATCATTGAATTTTTTTGCGTAAATGTTTGCAAAATATGTTCCGTATTTTATTATAACTTCAATTATTTGTGTAATAATAAAAATGTAAATATATTGAAAAAAGTCATTGGATGAGGATGATGAATTGCCAATAAGTTTTAACATCATCATTGATTTGATGTCAAACATTCCACTGCCCATCATTTGCTGTTGGTTATGTTGCATTGTTTGTTAATATTTTGTTAAGTTTTTCTTTTTTTGGGAAATTTACGCGTGGCAATTAAAATAAACCATTCAACCATTCAACCATCCATTCAACCATTCAACCATCCATTCAACCATTCATTCTTTGTTTTTTTTGCAAATTACAATATTTTTCATTTACATTATAATTTCCATTCATTGTATATTTTTGAGTTGAAAATAGTGTGAAATAAAAATCGCATTTAAATAACAAAATTATTTAATTAAGTGATTATATATTTGCAATAATGAACCAAGAAACAAAAGAAAAACTGGAAAAATTAGGAGATTTAAATTCCGTCGAAAAAAAAGAAGCATTCGAAAGTATTACTAAAAATACAGATTATGATTGCACAAAACACACCGAAGGATTAAGAAAACACAAACCAAGCGAAACCTTGAAACGAGAAGCAGTTTTGCTCAATGTGTTAATCGAAAAAAACAAAGAAAAATACGAAGAAACTCCTGACGAATTCAAAGAAGAATGTGCAATTCAATGTCCTTTTTTATTTACCAATTATCCAAGCATTTTTATTAAAATGTATAAGAAAGAAATCAATATGTTCATCTTTTACAAACTTGTTCAAACAATGAAAAAAATTGAAGATGGCGAAATTGACCACGCCGAAGGTTCAAAGATATTCAGTGAAATTGGATTGGCCTTTTACAAATCAAAACCATCAAATGATAATACAACAACTGATGAACCACCGCAAGAACTTCAACAAAAAAAAGAAAAGTCCATTACTTGGGCAGAATACAAAAAAACCATATTGCAAAAATAAAATCAACTCTTACATTATAGACATTATGGCGAAATTGTCCAAAAATCAAATGATTATTTTAGGAGTATTACTTTTATTCATCATTATTACATCTGCGGTTTCTTGTGGCGTTGTTCCTTATGTTAAGGCACCAAATTATAGTTCATTTGAACCATTTGAAACTGCAAATGTAAAAAGTAGTTTAATACCCGAAACGGAAAATGGACAGGCAATTTTAACTCCGCAATTAACAAGAAACAAATCTGTTGAAAGTGTTGGAGAAAAAGACGAAGTAAAAGGCAAAGAAGGTTTTACAAGTTATGCCCCATTTAATTTAAATGATGCTCCGCAAACTATTGACATTTTTTCGAAATTACCAACCAATTCAAAATGTGGCGATTCCGGATATACAAAAAATGGCGGTTTTGTTTGTTTAGATGAAAATGTTAAAAAAATGATTATGCAAAGAGGGGTCAATTATTAGTTTATTTATTCAAATTCAATTATACTGCAACTTTTTCCATTCCATTCGAAATGCTAAAAGTTAAAAAATATTGCAATCAAAAATAATACTGTTGCAAAAACAATATTATTTGTATTACTTTGTTAAAAATAAAACACTTTTTGTTGGCAATTTTGGGACATTTATAATAGATGCATTTTGCAAACTTCGTGTGTTTAACCATATTTTTAAAATGAAAAATCCTTTTTTGGGACTAATACTTAAACCATTAATATGACTTAAATATAAATCCATTTTTTCCGCTTTTATCATTGTTGTTGAAAGTATTGTTCCACCACACATTGCATAACATACATTTTTGAAAACTTCGATAACATTTTCGCTCGAAACTTTAAATGAAAAATGACCTCCTTTAATGTTTTCAGGAAATTCATAAAGTGGCAAAATTCCATCTTTCATCATAAAAAACATGAAATTCATAAACATATCTTTTGTTAATTCATTTAATGTAAATACAACATCATCAACCTTTTGAAAAGTTGCAATTTTCGTATAGGAATCTAAACTCCAATCCTTATCACCGTGCAAATGAGAATAAAAATTCCATTTGTTTGACAGTGGGTATTGGTCTTCCATACTTTTGTCTTCCATTTGTTTTTTTAGTTTTTTTATTTATTCTTTTTGCATTATTTATCCAAAATTAATCACAACCAAACAACAACAAAATATTATTTGCAAAATTATCATATTCAAACAACAACAAAATAATATTTGCAAAATTAATCATAAAAAAACAATGACAAAATAATATTTGCAAAATTATCATATTCAAACAATGACAAAATAATATTTGCAAAATTAATTATAACCAAACAACAACAAAATAATATTTGCAAAATTAATCATAAGCAAATAATGACAAAATAATATTTGCAAAATTATAACAATTAATTATTCGCATTATTGATAAAATAATGTGAATAATGGATAAAATTATTTTCCAGTTGAACCAAATCCGCCTTCTTTTCTTTCGGTATCACTTAATTTTTCAACTAATTCTGCAATAATAGGTAATGTTTTTGGATTAACAATTTGAACAAACTTGGCATTTTTTGCATCTACTGGCAATTGTGAATTCGCATTTTGAACATATTTAAATTTTGCAATTAAATTTCCTCTATATCCTGCATCAATTAATCCAACACTATTTGCAAGTAATAACGGATATTTTGAAATACTTGAACGAGGCATCATAAAATATGATGTTGGGATGTTGGTTTCTTTTGTTGTTTTTGTTTTACCTCTTCCTGTCTTTTCAATAACAACTTCAAACATTTCCGCTTTTACTTCGTGATTTAATTCGTAATTGCCATTATTTAATTGCAAAAATACATCATTATTTGGACAAATTAAATCGAACCCCGAGTCGCAATAAGGATATTGACTTATAATTTTTGCATTATGTTCTTCAATTTGTTTTTTGTATAATTCGACTAATTCTGTGTTTGTTGGATTAACAAACAATAAAAGTTTTGCATAAGAAGTTTCGAAAGGATAATTGGGTGTGGTTGTCATTTGTGGTTGGTTGATAAAATTATTTTGTTTATTTTTTTATGTAATTTGTTTGATTGTCATCACTCTCGTTTGGATTTTGTGTTTCACGGTAATCTTCATTATTGGAGTCATTATTTGCAGTATTATTATAATCATAATTTTCTGTATTATTTGATTGTATTGTTGTTATTTTTTCTAAATTCTTAGCATCATCAGTTGAATTTTCATTTCTAAGTATATTTTCAATTTTTAAAAAAAAATTATAATAGATATTATATGGAAAATCATCCTTTTCAATATTTGAATTTTTAGAATTTATAACTTTCAAATAATCGAACACATAAATATGCAAATATTGACAATAATCAGCAAAGGCAAAAAAATTTTCATCATAATCTTTTAGTTTAAATAATGCTTCAACCCCGTTTTTATAAAATTTTTTATAAACACTTTGAATGAATAATTTAAATGCTTCTAAATACTTTGTATTATTAGTATCAGTTATTTTATAGTTATTGTTATCATCATCAGAAATACCAATTAACCTTGCAAATTCATTTGCCTCAAGAAAATCATGATGTTTCATATATTTATAAATATCAACAAATGGAATTGAAGGAGTTAATTGGTCAATTTCAGTAATAAAAACATCATTTTTGTTATCTTTGGTATCATAATTTGCAAAATCTTTCCACAAAGAAATATAAAAATCAAGTATTTTGTCAGCATTATTAATTTCATTATTTTTTCCATTATTTTGAAGTATTACTGGGTCAATTGTAAATACCGCTTGATTATCTTTTGTTATTGTTCTTAAAAATATTTTTCGTATTTTTGCATTATCTGCATAACTAGGCTTATCAAATAATGATGATGAACCACCAAATTTAGTTATTTTGAATTTTCTTTTTGCAAATTTTTTCTTTGTTGTTTTTTTGTTCATTTTTTGTTTCATTGATTTATCGTTTGGAAGTTTTTTTGTTTTTTTTTGTTTGATTTTTTTTTGTTTAACTTTAATATTTTTTTTGTTATTTTCTTTCTTCATATATTATTATATTATGAAATATAATAATTTACAATTTTACAAAAAATATCAATTGTGATAATGATAAAATTTATAAATTAAACCAAATTCAAAATCATTTTCCCAAATTCCTGTTATTTTTAGCAATAATAATTCATTTTTATTATTTGCGTCATTTTTGTTTTTTTGTATTTTTTGCGAATTTAATGTCATATTGTTAAACAATTTATATTTTGCAACTTTATTTATCGAAAAATAATAACAATAATAATCAAGAATGTCTTTTTCAATAGATTTCATTTTTTCACAAATAACAAAATTATTTTTATCAATAGATATTTGGTTCAATTGTTGCAAAAAAAATAATGGAATATTAATGTAAATCATATTCAGTTCAAATAATGGAGTTGAATATTTTATTTTTGAAAATGTTCCCTTCATTATTTTGTTCTTTATCTTGTTTGAAAAATACAAATAATATTTTGAAAAATCTTCCAAATTTATTGTTAATAATAGTTTTGGATTTGGATTTGGATTTGCAATATCCATATTATATTGCAAATATTTGTTATTATTAAGTTTGTTTTTTTTCGTTTTTATCATAAATGAATAAATTGAAATATTTTTTGTAAAATAAATAATAATACAAATTCAAATGACACCAAGACTTGAACAACAATTTGCAAAAATGACCGATGAAGATAAATTGGAATATTACAACTTGAAAATAAATAATGCAACTATTGATTTCTTTTCGAAAAAAATAACGCCGGACATTTTCATATCTCGTTTTACAAAATATTCCAATTATGTTGATTATTACAAAAAAAAATTAAATGTTCCAATGGATTATGTTGATGAACAAACAAATGGAAATGAATTATTGCAAAAAGTTAGTGATGAAAATAACGACAATATAATTCCAAAATAATTTATTGTCTTTTTATTGCAATAAAATACATTAAACATATTTTGCAAAATTGTTTATTATGCAAAAACCTGACGAAAACGAACAAAACGAAAATGATGTTTGCAAAAAAAGAGGAAGGAAACCTGTGAAAACACAATCCGCATCCCAACCTAATGAAGAAGACAAAACAGAAAAACAAGAAACAAAACAAGAAACAAAACAAGAAACAAAACAAGAAACAAAACAAGAAACAAAACAAGAAACAAAACAAGAAAAAGAAAAAATAGAAACAGAAAAAACAGAAAAAAAAGAAACAGAAAAAAAAGAAAAACAAGAAACAAAACCAAAAACCCAACCATATCGCCCCACAAAGAACAAACCAAAAAACAAATCATTTTTTATAAATCTTAAAGACGAAAATATATTTCAAAATATTGTGGTTGTATTAAATTGTTGTGAGAAAGATTTGCAACAAATGCCCATCCAACCACCACCCATTGAAGAAAAAAAAGAAGAAGATATTTTGTCGAAAATAAAAAAGTTGCAATATAATTTATACAAAAATAAATGCAATGAAACACCTTCTTATTGTTTTTGGGATACTTGTTTTTTTGATTGGAATCCCTTTATTATTCCAAAAAGTATTCAAGGCGACAAAATAATTGGTTATGGTAATTTTTGCAGTCCCGAATGTGCGTTGGCATTCTTGGAAAAAGAAGAAATCAACAAAAGTGATAAACAAGAAAGATGCACACTTTTAAATAATATTTACAGAAATTCTCCCAATGAAAAAAATATTATTTCTGCAATATCTCCTTATTATATTTTAGACAAATTTCTTGGTAATTTAACAATTGATGAATACCGAAAAAATTTTAATATTTTAAGTTCGTTTTCCTTCATCGACAAACCCATTTCAAGATTACTTCCTGAATTATTCGAAAATAATAGCACCAATTTTGTCAATAAAGATAACAAAAAATATAGATTAAAACTTGCAACGGATAATGGTTGCAAATAATTATTAATGAATTATCACAAAATAATATTACAACAAATATTATTTTGCTACATTTTTGCCACAATTTAACTTGTCAAAAAAACATCTCGATTAATTCCATCTGTATAATCCCAATGAATTATGTCTTGCATCCAAGGATATTTTATTGCCAAATTTTCGTCAATGTTTTTCAGTAATTGTTTTTTTTGTGTTAAAATACTTTCTTGAGTTTTCCAAAGTTTTTTTTTGCCATTTAACAAATAAAACAACACAAAAACCAAACTGCAAATATCATCTCTTGGGTATGGCATCATTTTTTGATGCATCCAAATACTTGCATAATTTGTTGTTCCATACAATATTTTTTCATCATTCGATGAAGTAATTTTTTCCAAAGGCAAAAATTTTTTATTACCATCCACAAAAAATCGAGACATTCCAAAATCAATCAATCGAACATTTCCATTTCCATCAAACATAAAATTCTGCGGTTTTATATCACAATGAACAACTCCACGATAATGCACCTCATCCAACACATCCAACATTTCATCAAAAATTTCAATTATTTCATTATCATTTGCAAAATGAATATCAATTAATGTTGCTTCAAAATAAGTCATTGATAAACCTCTATAAGTTGTGCCAATTTTTCCAAACCAATCAATGACAGGTATAACTTTGCAACCATTGAGATGTAAATTTTGCAAAATAGTTGCTTCATTCATTAAAAGGTTTCCATTGCCATCCGTGATTTTTTCCAATTTTAATGCGGTTTTTTTTCCATTCTGTTTATTCTTTACCAAATAAACATTGCTATAATTTCCTTTTCCTATTTTTTCCATAAAATCAAATTTAGTTTGGTTTGTCAATTTTTGCAATAAAAGACTTTTCGGTTTTCCTTTTTTGGTTTTCCTTTTTATTTTACGAATGGCAATTTTTAATGTTTTATTTGCCATTTTAGTTGGGTTATCTATATTACAAATATAGATAATCAATTATCTTTGTTGCGGAATTATATTTTATATAAAAGTTAAATGGTCGAATCTTCGATGAATTGTTTTACGGTTGCAAAAGTTATATTTGCATCAAATGTGTTTGTTTTGTCATTTCGAATTAAAAGAAGTGTTGGATAACCCTTGACCTTATATTTTGCAATCCATTGTGCTGAATTATCATCATCTTGATTTGTGCAATCAATTTCAATGCATTTGACTTTGCAAGAATTAACTACCTTGCCATTAAATTCGTTTTTTATCCTCTGCCATTCGGGTTTTGCTTTGACGCAAAATTTGCACCAATTTGCAAAGAAAAAATACAATTCGACTTGTTCTTTTGCATCTGTGTTGGCAGGGTCTTTTAATTTTGGGTTAGCATTTTCTGTTTTTTGTGTGTTATTATATTGCAAATATAAATATCTTGCTAAAGTTGCAAACAATAATATTGCAAATATTATTATCAAAATATAATTGTATCTTTTGATTTTTGATTGGACATAAGGAATAACTTTTACCATTTTTTTGTTATACTTTATTAAGACAATATTTTGTTCAAATTAGTCTTCTTTTTTTTTTGTTTTTTTTGGTTTTGGTTTTGGATTTGGATTTGTTTCCGCCAAAATAAGATGGTTCTTGTTTTTGTGGTTGCGATTCAGGGGATGAAAATAATGATGGATAATAGTCCCGTTCTTCATTGGCAATTGGTGGCGGAGGTGGGGGTGTTAATATTGTTGGCAATAATGTGGTGGTTGATTCATTTTTTCCTATAGAAACTTCATCCATCGTTGTTGTCATTACCAAAATAAAAGATGTTATTGTTATACATACTAATGTAATAAATGGTGCATCATTCAATGCAACTGAGAAATTTGAACCTGCAGACATATTATAACAAAATAATATTATTGATTTATATAGGAAATACAAATGACAAATTATTTTGCAAATTATAAACCAGAAAAAACAAATGAAATTGTGTTTTTCAAAAAAAACGAAAATAATATTTTAGAACCCTTCTATGGAGATATTTTTGCAAATGATGAAGAAGAAAATACTACAATCCAAAATAGAAATGAATATTTTCCAATGATGTTTCAACAAATAAAACCAACAATTACTGCAAAAATATATGTGGGGTCATTGGTTGTTGTTGGGTTGTTTGTGGTTTTTCGGGCATTGATAAAAAAATAAAATGTCAAATAAAATGTCATAAAACATCATTCAAATTTCATAAAACATAAAATCAATATTTTTGCTATTTTGACTGTAGCAAAGTTTATGTCGGTATTTTTTGCAACAAATATTTATCTGTTGAATGTATTCGATGTCATTATGTATAAAATAAATATTGAAAAATGCTGTTGAATTTTCATTGAATTTTGCATAAAATTTATATTTGTAATTTTTACCTGTAATCATTCCATCCATCACAAAATGGTCTCCATCATTGGTTTCAACCGTTATTTGGTCTGTCATATCACTGAAAATAATTATTTTTGAAAATATCATTTTTGTGTTTGTGTAAATATTAAATTAATTTAATATTTTCATCAATTTTTGCGATTTTGTTATTTTGTTGTTTTGCAGTTTTACAAAATTAATTGTCATCGTCATTAGATTTCATCACTTATGTAAAAATTTATATTTCTTTCTCCGTCGTAATCTTGTTCGTTGTAATAATTAAGTGTATAAATAAATTTATGTTTGTATATTTCTCTGTCAATATCAATCCAAACCTCGTAGTCTATATTACAATAACTGAAATTTAATTTAATACTTGTTGTAGAATAATAATTTATATCAATGTAAAATATAAATTTCCAAACTTTATTTGCTTCATTCCATTTTCCTTTGACAGTAAATATATCATAAGTGTTCTCTTTTTGAATTTGCAATACATTATTAAAATTCTCCTCATTGCAAATAATAATTATTTTTTATATCATTTATAATTTTGTAAATATTTAAATTATTAAATATTTACCACGCTTTTTGGTTGCAAAAATTACATTTCAATAAATTCAACTGCATTTTTTTTATTTTTCAAATAATATTTTTTGCAAGTTTTTACCAAAAAATATATTCCACCTAAAATCAATGAATAACTATTTAAACTGGAATAATTATTTCCTAAATCCAAATCAATTCCCAAAAAATTTATATTTTCAAGATTTCTACCAATTGCCAAATGAATTTCTTTTTGATTATTACTATATGCAACCTTGTTATAATCTGAATAACCAAAACCACCATTTAACCCAGACGCCGAAAACCCAGTAATAATATTTTGTGTTGTTTGTTCTGCATTACTTTTTTTTGTTTCGCCCATTAAAAAGTTCAAATAATTTTTGCTCAATTTGTAAGTAGTTGGATTATTGTCTTCTTCATTTTGCAAAAAATAAAATTTAAGACCAAAATTAACATTGCTATAACCCGCATTGTATTTCAATGTCAAATCACTAATGCTTTTTTTGCTACGAATATCCACAACAATGTCATATTTTTGTTCGAAATTTGGATTTTCTTCGTGAGTTTTTTTTATTAATTCCTCTCTTTTGATATTCTCTTCCTTTTTGGAAAAAATTGGCAATATTTCTGTTAAACTTTGCGACAATCTATTTTTTTTGAAAAAATACATTTCTCTTTCATCAATGGACAATTCAACTCCGTGTTTTTCTTCTATTTCATTGTCAGTTAATTCAATAATTGTTCCCTTTTGTATGCAAAAATAATCTTTTTTTTCAAAAAGTTGTTTTATTGTGGAGTAATTTATTTGATTTGTTTTTACGACATTTTCCATTTCTTCATTATTTTTTTCCACATTTTTATCCAAATTTAATGTGTTATATTTGGGCAAATTTTTAACAGTGTCATATGTTAATGGATAGTATGAATAATCCTCAACAAGTTGCAAATAATAATTTGTTTTTGATTTGAAAATAGGCAATCCGTTGTATTTTTCAATCGTATGTTTTAATTCATTTTTAATGTCAATATAATATTCTTGTTGCTCATTTTTTTTAAATTTAAATTCGAATTGTGCATTGTCATTCACTGTTATGTAAAACACACTTTTCTCTAAAATTTCCTTTTGAACATTTAAACTTAAAAATTGCAAAATATTAGGTTTGTTTGTTAATTCTGTATATTCTTTTATAAAATTTTCTTCTGTTATTGTTTCGACTTCGCTATTATTTGCAAATTGATTTGATGGAATGGATGTTTCACCAAGTATTACATTGTCAATAAATGCTTGATGTTCTTCGTTTTGTTCAAATGTGGATACAGACATATTATTTTTATAATCAATGTCTTTTATATATTTTTGCAAAATTATATGGGGAGAGGAAGGAAATATAAAACAAATAAAACAAATAAAATGGTTAATATTATTTGCAATGAATGACCAACCTTTTTTCACCATTATTACTGCAACCATTGGGTCTCCTTATTTTTGCAAATTATTGGACACTATCAATAAACAAACCTTTTTAACAACTGAAAATGGAAATATTGAACACATTATTGCCATCGATAATGCACCAACAAATAAAAAAAAAGTTGAAGAACAATTTATTGCGTCAAATTCGCACCAAAATGTCAAAAGAATTGTGTTTGATATTCCTTTGCAAAGTGGGGCAGATGGTTATTTGGGTTATACCATTTACAGTTCAATGGTTCAATTTGCAAAGGGTCAGTTTGTTATTTTTTTGGACGATGACAATGAATTGCGAGATGACCATTTAATGATTTTTTTTGCAGAAATTAATAAAGGAAATATTGATTGGTTATATTCTTTGCGAACCATCATTGACGAAAATAGCAATTCCATAACCATTGATGATTGTGAATCACTTGGGCATCTTGCTCCACCTTTTTATAACCAAAATGACCGACTGATTGATATGAATTGTTATTGTGTTTCATCTAATATTGCAAAATTAAATGGTCATTATTTGAACAGAAAGGCAAATTATGGGGATGGAGATGGAGACCGTATTTTTGCAAAATTATTAATGTTGAATTATCCCAATTTTAATTGCACCAAACAATTTTCATTGCTTTATCGAATAACACCACAATCCAAAATTCGCAAAGAATTATTTATTCAGGGAAAACAATATATGCATTTCGGTGCTAGAATTGCAAACATTCATTATTTGCAAAAACCAGTTTTATATATTGCACATTTTGACAAAAAACATACTGATGAAATTATCGAAAGACATAAACAATACAGAATTTTGCAAAAAAATAATGATGATGCTTTTTTGCCAAGTGTGTGTTTCAAACAATGGCAATTGAATATGTTTGATTGGGCATTTGATACATACCAACTTATTTCTTGCTACAATAATGCAACAATTCCAACCAATTCCGTTTGTATTTTTCATATTTGCCACAAGGAAATGTTGCCAAAAGAAATATTGGACAGGAAAGATTTGCATAAAATATTAATGACCATTGAATCGCCCAATCATCTATACAAAGAACAATGGAACAAGGAATGGATGGATGAACATTTTACCAATGTTATAACTTATTGGCAATTTTTGCAAAATAATTCAAAGTATTCTTTTTTTCCGTTTGTTCATAGACTTGACATTTACAATAAATATGATGTGCAATTAGTGCAAAACAACGAAAGACATAAATCTGTTTGTATTATTTTGCAAAATAGACCCAACCAAGGAACTTATGAAATAAACAAACAAGTATTGCAAATTTTAGACCATTTGCGTTTGAAATTTGTGGCGGAATTGGCGAAAATATTGCCGGTTTATTGTTATGGAGAAAGTTGGCAAAAACTAAATGGAAACAGAAATATTTTTCCCATTGCATTGCCAAATCGACATTTAGATAAAGATGCAACTATTGATTATTATAAAAAACATATTTTTGCATTGGTATTGGAAAATTGTAATGCAGATGGTTATGTCAGTGAAAAGATATTTGATGCTTGGATGGTTGGATGTATTCCTATTTATTATGGAAATTTCAATCGTCAATTATTACAACATTTTGAGGGAATACCTTTGCAAGAATTGTTTATTTGTGCAAAGACTATTGGATTGGCAAATATTGCACATTATATTTCTTCATTGACAGATTTGCAAATATTATATATGCAACAAAAAATTGAAAATTATAAATTTGCTATTCTTGAACGAGTTGGAATACGCAAATACGGAGATATGTTGCAAAATATTATTGGAAGTAAATTGAAGGTAAGAGTGTAAATGTTATTTTATTTTTATTTGCAAAAATAAAATATTGTTTGTGGGGTTGGGATATTTTGTGGTAAAAATTATTTTCGTTTTGCAATAAATGTTTTTTTGTTGCGTTTTTTTTGTGTTTTGGTGCATTTTTTTTGCTGTTTTAATGTATTTTTTGTTTTCTGTTTTTTTGTTTTTTTGTTTTTTTGTTTTTCTGTTTTTGTCCTCCTTTATTTAATAAGTTATCTTTTTTTGATAAGTTATCATCTTCTTTTGATAAGTTATCTTTTTTTGATAAGTTATCTGGTAATTCTTCTTCTGTGGTTTTATTTTTTGAATTATTTTCAACTAAATCATTTAATAATTGATTATTGTGATAAATTTCAAATTGACTATTTTTATAAATAATATTAATATTTTTTACATTTATTTTATTATTATCTATATTTAAAAATAATTTTTCATAATCATTTTTAAAATCTTTCAATTTTTTAATTACATATGTGTGTTGATCATCAACCCCCCAACCATAAAATATTCTCAAATTTGAGGCTTCTACTCTATGCTTAATACATTTATTGATTTGTTTTAACCCTTTATTAATTTCGTTATTTTTTACAAAATTTTCTATTTTTTGTGCTAATATTTCAAAATTTTCTTCACAAATTCCTTCGCCATGATAAGAACTTTTAGGTTTTTTAAAAGAGTTATTGTTATCATTGGAGTTGTCATCATTGTTTTTTCTTTTAAAATTTGACGGAGTGGAGTGTGATTGATTTTGATCTGGATAATAATTTGAATATGCATAATAATTTGAATATGGAAAATGATTTGGATATGGATAATAATTTGAATATGGATTTACATTATGTTGATTTGGATATGGATTTACATTATGTTGATTTAGAAAATGATTTGGATATGGATTTACATTATGTTGATTTAGAAAATGATTTGGATATGGATTTACATTATGTTGATTTGGATATGGATTTGCAAAATTTTGATTTGGATTAAATGAACTCATATATATTTTGCAAATAAATATTTTAAATTAAACGCAATTTATTTTGCAATAAATTGAAATTTATTTTGCAACATTTATATTTGAAACAATAACAATGAAACTTCGTTCAGGATTTGAATATTTCTATAATACTAAAATATTTGATTGCAATATTGATTGCAATATTGATTGCAATATTGATTTATTACCAAACAATAATGCAACAATTATTGACAATGTTGAAATCGAAATGACAATTGAAAACGAAGATGAATTATTGCAAAATGAAATGCAAATTAATGACACACAAACAAACAACATAAATTTGCAAAATGAAAATTTAAAATTATTTATTGACGAACTTACAATTGACGAAATTATACTCATTAAAAGTTTTTCATATTTTCTTACTTGCTATACTTACTATTGTTTTGCAAACATTCAAAATTACCGAAGTAAAAATAAACAACCAATTATTCAAAATAATCAAAATCAATATATTTTGAATGGAAATTTTTCAACAAATGTTGAAGTTGAATTGGAAAAAAAGAAATCAATTGGAAAATCATTTTTTGCAACCAAACTTTTACATTTATGGAAATACAACCAAAATACTTTTACAACAATGTTCGACAAAAAAGAATTGAAAAATTCATTATCTTATAAACGATTTACAACAAATTTTATTATGCATTTATTGCAACATTTGGAAAAAAATATTATAGAAATTCACAAAAAATATTCACAAGATAATTGCAAATATGTTATTTGTTTTTACGAATCACTGAAACTAATTGATGCAGAAAAATATAATGTTGATTTTACAAATGAAAAATATTTGGGAAAATTACAAGATTATGTATTTGTGTATGGAATTCCAAGAATTGATTTTTGTGATTTTATTCAAGAAAATAATGATGGATTAACTATTGCAGAATATTGTAATTTGTATTTTTCGAATTAACTTTTGTTGTCAATTTGTTGTCGATTTGTTATTGATTTTTTTATTGTATTATCGCAACAATACAATAAAAATTGAAAAGATTATTATAATCTATAATATAATAACCAAAATGACAAGTTCAATTAAATTCTGTCCTGATTGCAGAAATTTACTTAAAATAAATCTTATACAAGATGAAAATAAAATTGCATATGTTTGTGATACTTGCGGAACAATAGACAGAAATATTGGAAAAAATGCCATTGTTGTTCTATCCACAAATTATCAAAAATCTTTTAATTCTTATAATCATCTTATTAATGAATTTACTACTACAGACGCAACCTTACCAAGAATATTTGATATGAAATGTCCAAATGATAATTGCAAATCTAAAGAAAAAGATGAATTTCCTGAAATTATTTATTTGCGATATGACACAGATAATTTGAAATATCTTTATATTTGCAAAGATTGTAATTATACTTGGACAAACAGTAATTAAGGGGGGAAACTAAGTTTTCCCCCTCCGACCCCCATCCTTTAATAAAATAATTATTAATGTTGGTGGAAACCAAGTTTAAAAAAAACACATTCGTGTTTTTTTCAATATTTAACATTATTTTTTTGTAATTTGATATCGCAAAATAATATTAATAAAATATTATTTTGTTGAATTTTTCGTCCGCCGAAGGCGGATTAAACAATATTCATTAATTAAAAAGGGAAAGCTGACCGATTAAACAATATTCATTGGGAAGGGAAAGGCTGACGGAAAACCGTAGGTTTGCCGTTCCGTAGGTTTTCCGTGTTTTCCGTGTGTTTAATTAGCATATGCTTGTCCTGCCATTCCTGACATAACACGAAGCACATTATAATTTTTAGTGTAAATTCTAACCTTGGCAGTTGAGTTTCCGCTTACAGTTGCAGATGATAATACTAAATTTAAGAATGCATTATCAATTCTTGAGAAATTCATTGCTCCAGATGGTTGGTATTCTTCTGGTTTTAAAGCAAATGAATACACATTAATTCCAGTGTCTGGATGTCTGGTATGATGTTGCCAGTTTTGCACAACATCAAAATAATTTCCTTCTCGTTCAGTGAAACGGTCTTGACCATTGAATTGGATTTTTGCCGTTACAACTGGATTTTCTCCCCAACAATGTAATTTATGGGCAGTGTGTGCAAGAACAAATGTTCCTGCATCAGACACAGTAGATTGTTGGACAAGAGGAGTTGTTACTGCACCCGGAAGATATCCGTTAGGTCCTGCAAATGATGGATTATTCCATCCTGATGCTCCATAACTAGCAACATCATAAGCAAACATTTCTTGGAATTGGTCTCCACTTGCATTCACAAAATCATTATCACCACTAATTGCATCATATCCAGCATATGCTAAATAGGATTTTGGCATTACATCCAAAGCATCAGTGTAATTAAATGGTTGGGCCCCAAAAGTTTTGAATAATGATGTTCCACTTACCAATGAAGAACAATAATCAACAGAACTATCTGGTTGAACAACCCAAATAATTTCCTTACAAGGATGACTAAATCTTAATCCCAATTTACTTGCAGATGAACCTACAGAATCATCTCCTTGGAATTGTAATTGTTCAATTAAATATTCGTGTGGATTTTGTGCCATCTTTCTTCTTTCATCTTGGTCTAAAAATACATAATCAACATACAATGATGCAGCAACAAGAGATTGTTGATAAGCAGTTGTGGCAGCCGCCTGAGATTCAGCAGTAGTCACTAATGAATTAACTGCCCATAAGCATTCTCCAATTGGACGGAAATCAATATTGAATTTAACATCGTGATATTGAAGGGCAATTAAAGGAAGGGAAAGACCCGGATTAGTGCAAAACCAAAATTGCAAAGGAATATATAAAGTAGTTTCCTCTAATGACCTTCTTGGCGCACAAACTTGTCTAACAGTTGCAGTGCTAGAACAAGGTCCGGAAATATCTGCAAAAGTTGGGTCAGTTAAATAAGTCAATTGAGTAGTATGTCCAATCATCTTGTGATATGCATCTAATTGCTCACTTGACATAGTTAATTGATTCCAAATATGCATAAAATCACCATAGTGTCGGTCAATTCTTTGTCCTCCAATTTCAATCTCAACTTGGGCAATAATTTGTTCTCCAATGTAATCTAACCATCTGGCATAACGGGCCTGTGTGTTGTTGATTTCTGGAAGTGTAATTTGCAAATAAGTGCGGTATGCTAAATCTCCACTTCTTGATAATGTGCAAGTTGCTCTTCTTCCAAAATCTGCCTGTCCATTAAAAATTTGCTCAATACTTTCAATTGCATAATTGGTGTGTCTTCGATAGGAAATTTTCCAAAAAGTAATTTCTGCAGAACCTGTCAAGAATAAATCTTGGGCCCCATAAGCGACAATTTGCATTAATGCTCCAGACATTTATATATCTTATTAAAAGAAAATAATTGACAAAGGTGGCAAATAATATAAATAAAAAAAATCCTAAATATTTTTTTCCTAAATAATTTTTTTGCAATATAACTTTTTCATTTATCCCTCAATCATTAAACTCAAATAATTCAATTGCAATCATTCATTCCACTTTGTTCAAACTAAACTATTGCAAAATATTCCCTTAATATACATATTATTTTTTTGTAAAAAAAATATCGCAAAAAATAATTAAAACCAAAACTCCATCGAAAATTCAACAAATAAATAAAAAATAATCAATAATTAAAAGAATATGAGTTCTAAAAAGGCAGATAAAATTACAGTGGATGAGAAACACCAACAAATGACTGAACATTTTCTTTTCCTAATGAAAGAAAAGAAACCAGAATTGCAAAAAGAAGTCGAAACATTAATTGCAAAATGTAAAAAAAAAGAATATTCCACAAATCAAGAATATCAACAAATGAAAAAAAACATTAAAGAACTGAAAAAAGAAATTTACGATATTGATAAAACCGCTAAAAATTATTTTGCAACCAACGCAAGATATGCCTTCGACTATTTTGAACAAAAAAAAGAAAGTAATAAACCAGAAAACAAAACCATCAACATATTTGACCTTCTTTCCAAAAAAGAAACAAACAAAAATTCTTTAATTCAATCAAAAAACAATGCAACAATGAATTATTGGAAAAATTTAAAAAATTTTCAAGTCAATATGAATGATTATGTTGTTCCAACTGACATTTGCGAAACTTGTGGTGTTGGCGAACTTATTACACAGGACGATGAAGGAATATTAATTTGCAATAATAAATCTTGTTGTGCTTGTTTTGACTATTTGGATGTCAATTTAAAACCGCAAAATAAAGATGTTGTGAATGAAATAACTCATGTCGCATACATTCGCAAAATACACTGGAAGGAATTTTTGCTACAATTTCAAGGAAAGGAAACGACCAACATTCCTCCAAAAATAATCAAAAAAATCAATGAACGCATTGACCAAATGAGACTGGTAAGAAGTCAAGTGAATTGGGAACAAATGCGTGGTATTTTGATTATGTTGAAATTGAATTCTTATGTGGAACACGTCAATTATATTTTGATGATAACTTGCGGAATTAAACCGCCAGAAATTGACAATGAATTGAATGAAATATTATGCCACGCATTTCAAGAAATCGAAATTCCGTGGATTGAATCCTGTCCCGAAGATAGAACCAATTTTTTTCATCGACATTATGTGTTTTACCAATTATGTGTTTTACTTGACCAAACGCAATATTTGCCATATATAACTTTGCTGAAAGACAGAGAGAAACAAATAAAACAAGATTTAATTTGGAAAAAAGTTTGCAAAAAATTAGGTTGGTTATATGTTCCTTCTGTTCCTTGATGGAATCATTGAAATCATTGAAATCATTGAAATGTTTATTATCAATATAATGAACATTACTTTTTGCAACATTACAATAGAAAAATTTTACAAAAAATAAATTCACACAAAACAATTTTCCATAATTTTATTTGCAATCAATTCCACAACTGGGACGGAAACGGCATTTCCTGCTAAACTATACAATTTTGAAGTGCTGATTTGTGGCAAAATAAAATCTTTTGGAAAACCTTGCAAATAAAAACATTCTCTTGGGGTTAGTTTTCTTATTCCTTTGTCGCATAAAAGAATGGGAACATTATGTCCGCCTGAACCCATATTTGCGGTCAATGTTGGACAAACATTGTTTTTGTTCTCACGAACATAAAATCTCCTGTATTGGTAAATAGTATCCCGTTTGGTTATATTTTGCAATAATGTATCATAGATGGGTGTTTTATTTGTGTAATAATATTTTTCTTCGACATTTTCTTCTGCTTCTAAAAATGCCGAAATAGGTTTTGTTTTTATTTTTGCAAAATTAAAATCGAATTTATCACACATTGATTTATCTGCAAAACAAACAATATAAATTCTTTCTCGGTTTTGTGGTATTCCTGTTATGTCTTTTGTGTTGAGAATGGAATGTTTGATATAATATTGCAATGTAATTAAATGGTCAATAATTGTGGTAAAAGTTTTTCCATTGTCGTGGGATTGCAGATTTTTTACATTTTCGAGTATAACAATTTTTGGTTTATTGGTTGCAATAATTGATAATATTTTCCAAAAAACATTGCTTCTTTCGTCGTCAAATCCTTTACGCAATCCTGCAACACTAAACCCTTGACAAGGAAACCCTGCACAAAGTATATCCGTTTTTGGTATGTTTTCGTTAGGAATGTCAAACAAATTGCATTGTGTCATTGTTATTTGATTATTGGCGTCGAATATTTTTTTGGCACTTTCTAATATATCATTTGCAAAAATGGTTTTTACTTTGTTGGTTTGATGAAAGGCGAGGGAAAACGCACCTGTTCCACAACATAAATCAACCAAAGTATATTTTTGCAATCTGTTATTTTCTTGTTCTTCCTTTTGTTCTCCAACTTGTTCTTGTTTTGGTTCTTCCTCTTGGTTTTGTTTTGGTTCTTCCTCTTGGTTTTGTTTTGGTTCTTCTGGTTTTGGTTCTTGTTCTTGATTTATTTTTGCAAAAATGAATTCTATTAATTCTTTCTTAGATTTCGATTTACATTTTGCAATATTAAGTTCTTCACATTTTGCCAAAAGTTCTTTTTTTGTATGTTTTTGCAATTCTTTTTTTGTTAATATTTTGAAACACATCTTATAATTCATTATAATTATTATAATCATTCAATTTTTATTTTACAATAAATATTTTATTGTAAAAATTATAAAATGTAATATAATTAAATTAAAATATTTCTTCAAATTTTCCTTCAAATATTTTTTCACAAAAATTGGATATTTGTGGATATAATTTGTTCCAACTTATATGGGGGCGTCTTCCTTCTGTAAATTGTTGTTCCATTGTTTGATTTTTATTAACTTTAACATTTTTAAATTCTGCAGATTGATAGTGCAAATTAATTTTCCATAAAATTATTTTATCATCTAACCAATTACGCAAGTCTAAAAAATATAATACTGCAAATTTTTTATCTGGACCAAATTGCGATGGACCATTTGATGTGAATGATTTTATTTCAATTGAAATGTTTTTTTCATATTTGTTCGAATATAAATCTCCTGTCAATTTATATTTTGCATCAATTCCTTTACACCAAACACACGATGCATCGTTTTCATATTTTCTTATTATAAACTTTGCTATATTTTCTGTTATATCTTCTGGAGTGTTTTGATGTCGAATTTTCAAACCATTTTTTATTAATTCTTTGTCGCTCATATACATATTTTTATATGTTGTATAACGATGTATTAATAAATTTTCGTCATATTTGTCGTCCAACATTTCTTTATTATTTTGTGGGGTATTTTCTTGTTCTAATTGTTTATCATTTGTTATTGTTGATTGTTGCATTAATTTATTTAATATATCGTTATTTATTTATAATATATTCAATTTTTGCAAATATTGTAATTAATTATATATTTGTGAAATAAAAAAATATTTTTACTTTGGCAAATTGTGTGAAAAAAAATTAAATTTCAAAATTAAATTTCAAAATTAAATTTCAATATAATTGTGATATTGAAATTCATAATAATCATACATTTGCAAAAATATATTCAATTTCGTCATTTGTAATGTTAAAATGGTCATATATTTCTTTATGGTTTCCATAATATTCAATGGTTGGAATAGGAAAACTTTGCAATATTCTTATATTGTTAAAATTCCCCCAACGACAAATGTTATTAATAAAGACATATAAAGGATGTTGTAATATTTGCAAATATTTTTTTGCCTGTTCTTCATCGGCACATAATATAAACACAATGGATTGTGTCATACCACAATTGTCAATAAATACATTGTATTTGTCAGTTGTTGATATGAACACTTTATAACCATCTTGATATTTATGCGGTTTCAATGAATAAACAATTTGATTTGGTGTATGAATTATTTTATACCGAAATTCTTCTGTTTTTTCATTGCAAATAAATTCCGCCTTTGTATATTTGTGTAAATCGCTACTGGTTTTTACCTCGAATTTTGGCAATGCTATATTATCAATTGTTTTTGATAATATATTTTGAACCATTTGATTATACAACAATGGAATGTATTTTCGTTTTTGTGATATGACCGAACTCACATATTCTTTTTTCTTCCATATTCCAGAAATATTCATATTTTTATAAGATGCACAATTTTGGATTACATACCAAGTAAAACTTGAACCAATCTTTTTGAAATATTTTTTTGCAGTATGTATATCCAAATGAATTATTTGTAATGTTGTTATAGTTTCAATTAATACATTTCTATCAGCGTAAGACATCCAATTGTCAGGTGTTATAAATAATAAATATCCATTCGGTTTCAATTGCAATAATGCCTTTTCAATAAAATCCTTTATCAAATTGTGATTTTTGGATGCCCTTTTACCATTTTCTAATAATTTAGCATAAGGTGGGTTAGCAACAATTAAATCGTATTTTTTGCTATTATTAAATGTAATAAAATCGTAATTTGTTATTTGCAAATTATATTTTTCACTACAAAACACATTACGCACATTTTGCAATCTACTTTCATTGATGTCATTGAATTCCAATATTTGTTCCATTATTATTTGTTTGTCGTGATATTTTAACAATTCAAAAAGAATTGGAACAAAGAAATTACCATTTCCACAACAAGGGTCTAATATTGCCAAATTGTTTCTACTCCATAATTCGGTAGGAATTTTACCAATCATTTCAATAATACAATCAATGGGGGTTGGTTCGTCATTACTCGTTTTATATGTTCCTCTATCAATGTTTAAGGTCTCATCATAATATTTTTTTATTTCTTCGAAAGTTGATGTGTCTATTGATATTTTATTTGCAGTTTTAATTACAACAGATGAATTATCAATGGAAGAACACAACGAAACATTTAATTTGGTTAATACATTTTCTTCAACAAGTTCTTTTACCGAATTTTTTATTTTGCTATCATTATTACAAGAAGTTTTTCTTTTTTGATGTTGAGTGTAATGAGATTTGCAATTGAATTCTTTGCCACATTTTTCACAAATAAATTTAGTCATTTTTAGAATTTATAATTGGTTGTAATATATGTTTTTGGTTCAATTTTTGCAATAAATTATTACAAAAAAATATTTGTCATCATCGTCAATTCGCAAAACAAAAATCAAAAAAAATTGATACAAATAATATGAATTGCAATAATAACAATAAAGAAATGAATACACAACAACCGTTGCAAATAAAATATATTGATTTATTTTGCGGACTTGGTGCATTCCATACTGCATTTAATTTTCTGTCATCTACTTCGAACATTACCTACGAATGTGTATTTGCATGTGATATTGACGAGAATGTTAGGAAATTATATAAAACAAATTATAATTTGCAACCTTTTGGAGATATAAATAATGTTAATGTGAATGATATACCAGATTTCGATTTATTGTGTGCAGGATTTCCTTGCCAAACTTTTAGTATTGCAGGAAATAAAAAAGGTTTCGATGAACAAACCAAAGGAACTTTGTTTTTTAATATTTTGTCTATTATTGATGCAAAAAATCCCAATACAATTGTTTTGGAAAATGTAAAAAATTTACTTTCTATGAATGATGGTATTATATTTGCAACCATAAAATTAGAATTAGAAAAAAGAAATTATTTTGTTAGTCATAAAATTATTGATTCCAAATATTACAATTCGCCACAATCACGACAAAGATTATTTATTATTGCAAACAAACAGAAAATTTTTGTTTTTCCAAAAGAAAACAAAAATAATATTATTCCAGTTTCGACCATTATTGACCCTACTGAAACAAGATTTTTGGATTACACTTGCAAATATAGACTGGAAAAATGCATTAACAATGAAAAAAATGAAAAAGAAAATTGTAAAATGCTTTATAGATTGGTAAATAAAATAACAAATAAAGGGGGAAGACAGGGCGAGAGAGTTTATTCAATTAATCATTGTGGGATAACTATTTGTGCATCATCAGGAGGATTAGGGTCAAAAACAGGATTATATTTTGTAAATGGTGGCGTGAGAAGATTAAATGTGATTGAAACAATAAAAATGTTTGGATTTGCTGAGGATTATATTTGGAGAGGAATTGTAAAAGAAGAAAATATGTTGTTTTATTTGGGAAATAGTATTGTCGTGAATGTTCTCAAAGTTTTATTGGAACATTTATATTTGCAATATTACATCACACAAATTTAAAATTTCTTTTGTTATTTTTATTTTTGCTTGAATATGATTCGGGGAATGGTCAGTATTTCCACCACCTTTTCTTTGCAATGAAATATTTTTTGACAAATGCAAACAAGTTCCATTTTTTTTCATTGCAATATCTATTTTTATTGTATTGCAAATATAATCATAAAGCTTAATACTTGACAAAATATAAAGTTCCATTTTTTTAAAAAGTTTATCCGTTTTCATAATACACCAATAATTATTTTCTTGAGGTTCATCACCAATTAATGCATTTTTAATATATCTTTTAATATCAATTAAATTATTGTTGCATAAATTAATAAAATCTTTTTTTTGCAAATTGGACATTGATGTTTCATTTTTGCTTTTTCTAATCAAACATAGACAGGTTAAATATTTTCTTATAAATTGATTGTCAAAAGTATTTTTTATGTGTCGTCTATCAAATGAATCACCTCTCCCGCCAAGATTTTCTATTTTTTTATTTTGTATTTTTATTTTTCTGTTATTGTCAAAACAAATTATTGTATCATATTTTTCTTTGCTAATTTTTTCAATACTTACAACATTTAAATTAAAATATTTTTCAAGTGCAGTTTTTATTTTATTGTCTTTTCTAAATATTTCTTCTGCTTTATAACCTGATTTTGCCGTTTCACTATTTTTGCTACAATTTTTTTGTTGTTTAATTTTCTTATTTGTATGCATTGATTTTAAAATAATTTAGGGTTTGGTTTTAATTATAAATTTTGTTCAATTTTTGCAATAAATTATTACAAAACAATATTCAAAAAAAAATTAATGTCGCAAAATAATATTCGAAAATATTATTTTGTTGTATTATTTTGTTGTATTATTTTGTTGTATTATTTTGTTGTATTATTTTGTTGTATTATTTTGTTGTATTATTTTGTTATTATTTGTTGTTGTAGAAAATTATGCGACATCATTTTCTTCAGCAAATCCTTCCCCTGTCATATCTTCCAATTCTTGTTGTGTTAAAAGTTTGACCCCATCCCAAAAACCTGCTTTTGAACATTTTCCATATTTTTCTTCCATAACTTTCTTCAATTGTGTTGTTTTTGGAACAACATCACTGTGCATAATCTTATACCATTTCTTATATTCAGAAATCAACATACTTGATAATACCTTTTGTCCTTCTTTCTCAATTATTCTTTCCGTCAAGAATTCACTAATTGTATTTTGTTCATTTTGATATTCCAAGGATGCCTCCAAAACTCTTTCGCAAGGTATTACTTTGCCTTTTGTTTTTTTGAACCTTTCAATAAGAAATGCCACAAATACTTGTTTCCATTCTTCAAATTTATCATCCAAATCATCAATCTTTGCAAATTCAAATGGATTGTTTGGATTTGGATTGTCTTCGAATTTAGAATCGTGTGGAATTACTCGAATTCTTCGCCAAATACCAAAATCCGTTGAAACAATCTCCAACAAATGATTGGTAAAAATATTTTGATGGCATTGCGAAACAAATGTCATCATTCCGGGCAAATATGGCGGTCTGCAAGTTATATCCTCCTTTCCACTTGAAATAATTTTTGCAAATTTATCATACATAACTGCTCCATCATCAATTTCAGAAGTTGAACCAAATCGAACACTTTTTACAGATGCTAATTCCGCTTGTGTTGAACCCATACCCTTCGATTTAGATGTATAAATTGAATCCGATATTTCCTTGAAATATTCACCACTATATGTTTTGATAAATTTACATAATTGCGACTTTCCATTTTTACCCTTCCCTAAGAAGAAATGAATTGTTTGGTCGATTTGCATACCTGATAAACAAGACGCCAAATGATCCCAAACATATTCTTTTATATTTTTGTCGGGATAAACCTTGCTAAAATAATCATCAATTTCTGCCATTAATTTTGCATCTTTTTGTGCATCGAATGGCGAATATGCCAAACCACAACAAACCGATATTTTATCTTCCGGAGAACCATCCCTAAAAGTAAATGTCTTAAAATCATAAACGCCATTCGTAAAACAAAACAAATATGGTTTTGTATCCAATTCATTCATAAAATCCGGATTGTAAAAAACCGTATGACATTCCTTTAATATACAATCTTTAACATTCGCATCACCCATTTTCTCTCGAATAAAATTCATTTTCTCCAATTTCAATTTATATGCCATATTTTTTTGTTCATCTTGTTCCATTGTTTGCAATTTAAATAATTCTTGAATTTTATTGTAAATAATCGTTGTTCGAACAGTTTCGATGCATTTTCGAAATGCTAAACCTCCCTCCGCTTTTGTCCAACAATGTCCTTTGTATTCATACCACAAACCCGTTCCCTTGTTTCTTGGATCAACGCAAACAAATTTGCCAGAATAAATGATGTGTAATAATTTTGCAATATTTGTATGGTCAATGGATTTCGACACCAATTTGCCAGTTTCGATTTCTTTTTGCGAAACTCTTAACATACTTTCTATTATTCGAGATTGACTGCGTTGATTTATTTCTGCATATTTCGTTGGTTCGTGCAATTTACATAAATATTTTATTGTGGCGACAGTTATTTGTTTCAAATTTGCATTAGGTTTTAATGTCATCCATTTGTCAAAATAAAGAGTTGGTATTTCTGCATAATTAAATCCTTCCCATTTTGCACTCAATGCAATCCAAATGGCAAACCAAGGTTTTTTATTTCTATCTTCCCGAAAATTTGCAGTGTAATTAATTAATGCCAATGCTATATTAATCCAATTGGTATAAGAACCCGTTCCCCAATATGTTTCAGGTAGGCACATCGTATATTCATATATTTGTTGATATTCGCCACCAATGTCATTGTAATAATCAATTGCATTTCCAATATAGGTTTTCAATTCTTCCGCATTTGAAACATTCAATATATCAATATCCCCACAAAATGCATCACCAATAGTTGCAAAGTTTGTATGTTGTGCATCATTTTGCGATTGTATTTGAGAACTGTTTGTTATATATTTCGTTCTTTCATTATCATATGTTTTTGAATAATTGAAATATTCCAAATCTTCTGTATTTCTTGCACATAATAAATGCAATTTTGTTTCAAAATCATAATTTCTGCTTTCTTCAATTGTTAAATTAAATGTTTGCAAATCTTCCTCATAAAAAACTTTGATTATTTTATGCAACAAATATGGGGTTGAATTTTCTTTGCAAGACCCATAAACAGTCCAAGGGGCCGAACCTTTTGCAACCTGTTTATCAATGATGTGTGCAACTGTGTTGCATCCACCACTTTCCATCAATGGAATGTCTTGCCAAGGATGTGTTCCACTTTCCTCATATTTTTTTATCATTTTGTTTCGGAATAATTCTTGGTCAATAACATCGCAAATGAATTGAAATATCAAATGATATCCATCTTTTGAATTTTCGGCATCTTTTGTGATTTTCTTTTTTCGCAAAACATAAATGTTGAATTTGTCCCTGTTTTCGAAATCAAACATTTCATTTAATACTTCCAAACTGTCTTCAATGAATGGAATTAAATGTTTTTCGTCATTTATAAGTCTTTCCGTATTTGGTTTTTGTTTCAAATCAATATCAACAACCATTGCTCTACCTGTATGCAATTGCACTTCGGTCAAATGTTCCGTTAAATTATTGCAAATAATATTTTTGTAATAAAGAGAATAGAATTTTTTTAAATCTTCATCTAAAATACAAAATTTACCTGCTTTTTGTTTGGACATCATTAAATGTGTTGCATTGTCTTTATTTGCAGTTTTATGTGCTTCTAAGAAATTATTATACTGTTTTTTTATTCCGTCCATATTATATTCTAAACTATTTTTCTTTAATTTTTTTGTTCAATTTACTATTTCTTTAATATATTTTGGCATTTCGCAAAATAAACACATTTGTGGAATGTTTTAATGATTTTATTTTTTTGATATTTTTGCAAAAAATGGACAAAACAAAACAAATATTCTGGATTGGATTGGATTATTTGAAAGATATTTTTCAACAACACAATACATTAACAAATAAAATTATTCGAAAAAAACGCAAAAAATTGATTGAATTTTTAACATTTTATTGCAAAATCAACAACACAAAATTAACAAAAAATGGACAATAATAATCATCAAAACATTGATAACGATACCTATACCGAAATTAGAAAACCTGACCCAATAAGAAGGGAACAACTACTTCAAGACACAAGAAGTGATTATGAAAAACAATTGGAAAAAGTTTTGCAATTAAGTATGCAAGAATATACCGAAATGAAATGTTTTTATGAAAATGCTGAAGAAAAATTATTGAAAGAATTCAATGATGAAAAAAACAGAAGAGAAGAATTATTCAAACCTTTTTTGACAAAATTGACGCAATTACGCAGATTTGATGCAGATAATAAAACAATGTATAACATTCTTGAAAATATTATCGAAAAATATTGTTTGCAACAAATTGAAAAAAATGAATTGGATGAGGAAACTTATAATGCAATATTTGCAATAATTAAAAATGTTCGAATTGATAAAACCGTTTTCAATCTAATACAATCCATTATTATCAAAAAATAAACTTATGGTTTTGTAAGAAAAAAATACGGATATGTTTTTCTCCCAACCTTTGTCCCCCTCATTTAGGGATAGATTAACAAATTAAAATGTGTGGAAAAAACTTATTTTTTTATTGAGTTCAAATTTAAAATAATTTGTATTTTAAAATAGCATAGGGAAAATGTCAAGGTCATCAACTATTGCAAATAATGAGCAACAAATACCTTCCAGCGATGCTTTAGCAAAGGCATTCAAACAATCTTTAAAACTCGATAAACCAATTAAAACCGATTACTGGATTGCTTCTATTACTAAAGAGGCGTGTATTGGAATTAATTTTGATAAAGAACTCGAACCAAAAAATGGCAAAAAAGATTATGAGAAGATTTTATATAAAAACACTGACGAATTTACAAGTCCAATTGTTAGTGTTTGTAAATTAGATGAAACGTCGGCACTTGCTGAAACATCCAATACCCTTTATATTATTTCTGTTTCCATTGACAAAAAGAAAATCACCAACAAGGATATTCAAGACGACGAAGATGAAGATGATGACGAATAAATAATTTTGCAAATATAAATTGATTTTGATTTTCCCAATTTTAGGAAATATTTTTTTCGTTTGTCAATATATTAGAAGAATGTCAAAACTATTTGAAAATATTACAAAGTTTTTCACCAAAAAAGTTCTCTTGATTATTGCCCTTATCGTCATTATTTATTTTGTGTATAATTATTCAAACAACAAATATTATTTTAAAGATACATTAGACACTCAAAGCGAAATCAAAGAGAAAAATGGTATTTTAGAAACATCGCAACCACAATTGACAAATGAAAATGGAGGATATGCAAATGTTTCCACAAACAATCCTCTTGATTTATTACCTGCTGATAATAATAGTTCGTGGCAAAGTTTAAATCCTGAATTCAATAGAAATTCGGTAATGATGCCTGATTTAATGGATCCATCATTTTTTGCTGGAACACAAAGCATTTCATCCGGAAAGAGAAACAAGAATTTGCAGTTAAGATCTGAACCTCCAATTCCAAAGGTTGATACTGGACCTTGGAATCAATCCACGCAAGAATATGACAATTTAAGACTTCCATTGGAAATTGGAAGTGGATATTAAATTAACAAAATAATAACTTGTTAAATTTTATGAGTAATGAATGAGTATTTTTTTGCAATCAAAAAAAACAATAATTTAAATTATTGTTTTTAACAAAAAAATAAGAGAATTATTTTTGATTATCAACAATATAATCTACAACATTTTTTTCTTCAGTTTTAAAATGATTGCTTTCGAGTAATTCGGGATTTTGCACACCACGAACACGCAAATATTCTACAATAGATTTGTCTCTTTCTTCTGCGGACTTTTGAAAACAAGATTGATACATAAGAAAATATATTTCATTTCTTGAACGGATTTTTTTTTGTGGAGTTAAACTGATTGCATCAAAATCGAATTCCATTTCTTCCAATTCATTCTGCGATTCATCTTCAACATTTGATTTTTTGTTTTCTTTTTCCAACAATTTCAATTGTTTGGTGGTTAATTCGTTTTGTTCTTCTTCGTCTTCTTGGGTTTCATTTTTTGTTTCTTCTTTTGTCGGTTTTGGTTCTTCTTTTGTTTCATTTTTCGTTTCATTATTTGTCGATTTTGTTTCATTATTTGTCGATTTCGTTTCATTATTTGTTGATTTCGTTTCATTATTTGTTGATGTTTGAATTTTATCATTATTTTGCAATGGTTCTTGGTTTAGTTCATCATTGGTCAATGTTTGCAAAATATTATCCGTGAATAAATCATCATTGGTTAATGTTTGCAAATTATTATTTTTGGATAGTTCATCTTTGGTGGAGGTAGATGTTTCAATTTTATTTTGTGATGTAGATAAATCAACTTCATCATTGGTTGGCGTTAGCAAATTATCATTTGTGGATGGTTTATTTTCTGTGATGGTTTGTTGTGGAACTGGTGCAACCCAAATTTTCTTGATTTCAAATTGCAAATAAAATATTTTTGATGTAAAACAAATACCTTGAAACTGAACAATTGCATTGTAGTTATACAAAGTATTTTTTGCTTCAATGTTTTCCTGAATAAATTTGTTTAGGGTTGTTAAATCAATAGGATTATTTTTTTCATTAAAAAACAAAAAGGATTTTTTAAGTAAATCATAATTCATTTGTGTAGTAATACTTTTTTTGTTTTTGAATTTTGAATTTTTTTTTATGGGATGTTGAAATAACATTTCGATTTGTTCTTTTGTCAATGGAGTTTGAAACCAATTTGGTTGTTTTTCGATAGTTTCTGTAGAAAGTAAATATAATTTATTAACCCATTCAAAAAACTCTTGATTTTCTTGCAATTGATATTCGAAATCAATATTTGTTTCATTGGAAATTTTTTTTTTGAATTGGAACGAAGGAAATTGATAATATATTGGATTGTTTTCTTTATTCAATGCACGAATAAGATATGTTCCTGAACGGATAGGAATTGGTTCGCAAAAATGTAGATAATCATTAAAGGATTGCGTTTGATTTGTAATAGTGAAATCCGTTGTCATATTTTGTTCGTTGATAATTTTTGTAATAATTATTCGCAATGGGTTGGTTGCAAAAAATATGTTGAATTATTATGGTTGCAAATAAAAAAACGAAAAAAACATATTCGTTAAAGGATTATAATAGCGACAATGGAATGATTACTTATGTTTGGGGGCCACCTTTATGGCATGTTTTACATACAATAAGTTTTAATTATCCAGTTCATCCAACAGATGATGACAAAAAAAATTATAAAAATTTTGTGTTAGGATTGAAAAATATATTACCTTGCGGAAATTGTCGCAAAAATTTAACAATGAATTTAAAAAAACTACCACCATACGCAAAACATTTTAAAGACCGAGATGCATTTTCAAAATATATTTATTTGCTACATGAATTGGTAAATAAAATGCTGAAAAAAAAATCTGGTTTGACTTATGAAAATGTTAGGGAAAGATATGAACATTTTCGTGCAAGATGCACAAAGGATACAGAAAAAGAGGAAATGAAAACGCAAACCAATGGACATGTCATTGGTTGTATTGAACCACTTTATGGAAAAAAAGCAAGATGTGTCTTGAAAATTATTCCACAAACCGAAAAATCAACATCACTTCCATCCATAACCATTGACAAAAAATGTATCAAGACAAAGAAACAAACACGGCAAACATAACAAAATATTTTCAATCATTTATTTTGTAAATAAAAGATGATGTGTTTGTTGTAAAATCTAAATCTATTTTTATTTTGCAACACGGCAAACACGGAAAACCTACGGTTTTGGAAGAAAAAAACACTAAAGTGTTTTTTCGAACTACGCAAAAACGGCACTTGTGCCGTTTTTTCTTCGTCCGTCAGCCTTTCCCTTTTCAATGAATATTATTAAATCCGCCTTCGGCACGGCAAACCTACGGTTTTGGAAGAAAAAAACACAAAAGTGTTTTTTTCGAACTACGCAAAAACGGCACGAG